ACCTCGGAACGCCTGTCAGCCGGTCTGACGTGGCCGTGATGATGATCCAACTCAAGCTGGCCCGGATCAAGACGAGCCCGGAACACGCGGACCATTGGATGGACGTGGCGGGCTATGCGGCCTGCGGTGGTGAGGTGGTATTGACACGACCGTCAATAAATGGCAATAGTAACCCGAAGGAGTCTGACCGATGCCAAAACGAGTGAGAATGTCGCCGGAAGGTCGGCGCGAGGTGATCCTGCGGGCCGCAGTTTCCCTGACGCGTGAGGCCGATGGGTGTATGGACTCATGGTCGCGCCAGGACGTGGCCAACAAATGCATGCCGCCGACCAGCCCAGAAACGGTGAAGCATATTTTTTGATGCCTGACCTGCGGGCGGCCGTGCGGGCGCTGCTGGATAAGTAAAGCCCGTCCGGTTTAAGGGACGGGGCGGTTAGTCGGACTAGGCAAGATCAACTGCATTTTGCAACGCAAGAATGAGTATTTGTGCCTCACATGTTGACAGCGTGATTTCAATTCTTGCAGCACCGTCCGCGTTGCGTGTGTCTATTCTCAATTCACCGTTGCATGAATGACCGACGGCGATCCACTTCAAAGCGTGCTTGTCTGGATTGATTTTTGTGTAAAACGAATTACTCATGTGCATGGTCCTTTATGACGGGTTGACTTGTCACACATTACTTATCATGGTGTTAAGTCAAAGGCAAGCGCACAAAGGGCATCATGGAAAAGCTAAACGACTATTTGAAGGGCCGCACGGCCCGCGATCTTGCGCGCGATGTTGGCGTGTCCGAGGTCTGCATATCTATGTTGCGCAGCGGCAAGCGAACACCATCGCTCAGTCTGGCGCGGCGCATAAAGCAAGCTACCGATGGCGCTGTGGACTATGACGCCTGGGGGTTTGTCCAATGACCCCCGATCTGGCACAGGCCGCCGCATTTCTCAAGTTGCTCGATCCTGACGCAACCTCATTCACATTCCAGACGTTTGACGACGACTCGGCCCGGAAAGATAACCGACTGGCGCAAGTGTTTCACGGCACGCTTGCGGATCATGCCGACAGTCTGACCGATCTGCAAAGCCGTGGCGCTGGGGTGTTTATAACCATCAATGCAACAGACGGCACGGGCCGCAAAGCTGAGAACATCACACGGGTTCGGGCGCTTTGGCTGGATCTTGACGGCGCACCGATTGAGCCTGTCCGGGAATGGGAAACCCCGCACATCGAAGTCGAAAGTTCGCCGGGCAAATGGCACGCCTACTGGCTTGTCAATGACGTGACGCTTGAACAATTCACACCGCTACAGGCCGCGCTGATCAAGAAATTCAACGGTGATCCAGCCGTCAAAGACTTGCCGCGCGTGATGCGCTTGCCGGGGTTCTGGCACCTGAAGCCCGGAAGCGCGCCGCACATGTCCCGTGTGGTTCACACATCAACCGACGGGGCAGGTGATTTTTATAAGCGCCTGACGGTCGAAGCGCCTGTGATGCCAGCGCCGCGCCGGGAAACACCGACCAGTTTGGCTGAGGTGGAGGAATTGCTCACATATGTCAGCCCCGATCTTGAAGCGGACAGCCAAGGGGGTGACAAGCACTGGCACAGTATCATAGCGGCCATTGTGGACGTATCCGGGGGCAGCGACGACGGGTTACAAGTTGCCGATGCGTGGTCAAGCCGTAGCAGGCATTATGACCCCAAAGAATTGCGCAAGCGGTTTGCATCTTTCACGCCCGGAAAAAATGGCGGATCGGGCATGGGGTCGATAGGCTACCAAGCCAAGCAGGCCGGGGCGGACGTTGCAGCCATTGGCGCGCGACACCGCCTGCTGAATATGCCGGGGCCGTTGCATGTGCCATCTGGGATGATGCTGACCGCGCCTGTGCAGGGGATGCCCAGCGCGCCGCGCGCGGACAGTGCAGTCGACCTGATCTGTGCCAAGATACAAGAAAATCCGCATGAAGCCGTGGAATTGCTGGCCGATGAAGTGGCAAGGCTGTCGCCTACTGATAGAGAAAAGGTGTTCGAAGAATGTAAACTCTACCCCGGTCTGGGCAAAGCCAAGATGCAGGCGGCAGTGAAGCGTGCCGTCACGGTTTTTCTGGCGGCCAAAGGTGCTGTTGCGTTACAGACGCCGGAATATGCCGAGTTGAGTTATTACTTCATTGTCCGAAACGAGGACGGTCAGGCGGTGGCGGTGGATGCGAGGGGCGGGATGCAGCCTCAGACCCGCACACAGTTCCGGGATGCCATGGCGCAACTGCCGCCGATCATGATCGAGGATAAGGCCACAGGTAATGCGCGGGCCAAGCTGGCGGCAGATTATTGGTGGGAACATCCCGACACGCTTAGCTATCACGCGACAGGATATGATCCGTTGGCGGGTGTTGATCTTTACGACGACAAGGCGCGCAAGATCCGCAACGTCTACGAGCCAGGGCATACCGCGCCCGCAGCGCCTGTGGGGCCTGAAGCGGTTGAGCCGTTCCTGCACGTTATCCGGTCCCCAAATTCCCGGACGCATCAGACCAACACACGCTGTTGCAAATTCTGGCGCATCTGGTGCAGCGGCCCGGCGTGATGTTGCGCTGGTCTCCGGTGATGCAGGGCACGCCGGGGTGCGGTAAGGGCACGGTTTCCCAAGCCGTCGCATATTGCCACGGGCGCAAGAACGTGGCGCACCCGTCGCCTGATGTGATTGCCACAGACTTCAACGGATACATGCACCAAAAGACGCTGATCGTGGTGAATGAGATAGGCGATCACAGTAAGCGCGAATTGTCGGTACTGTCTGAAAAGATCAAGCCATGGATCACCGACGACGACGCCCACATTCACGGCAAGGGTAAAGGCTCCTTCGACACGCAGAACTTCACCAACTGGATATTCACCACGAACCACCTGCACTGCATGCTGGCCACGCCGGGCGAGCGCCGCTACGCGCATTTCATCTCAGCCCTGCAAACCGAGGAAGAAGCCGCGCGGGCGTTCTATCCCGAATGGTGGACGGGCAGCACAGGCGACTGGTGGGGCTCCTACTACGATTGGTGGGGTGCAGGTGGGGCCGAGGCGGTGCGGGGTTATCTCGGTCACATGGCGCTTGATGTTGCGCCTTCCCGTGCGCCTGTCACGTCCAGCACGGCTGAGGCGATGCACGCGGGTGACGGGGCTGCTGTGGGGCTGATCAGGTCGGCTGTGACAGAAGGCGCGGCAGGCTTCAGGGGCGGGTGGGTTTCAATCAACGCGGTGCGTGATCTGCTTGAGTCTGAAGACCTCAAGGTGCCGGGCGGACCGTATCTTGCCCGACAGCTTGAACAGATAGGTTACAGGCACACTACGCGGTGCAACACGTCGCCATCTGAAGCTGATCGCTTTCGAAAGGCGGCGACAAAAACCCGGCTATATCATACCGAAGACCTTGCAGGCCAAGGCCCTGCAGACATCATGGCGCTCTATGACGCAGCGCAGCGATTGGGTGACAGCGGTCCGGTCCGGTCAACAGTAATTAAGATGCCCGGTCTATAAATAACGCCCCGCCCGTTAAATTGTGGCGGGCTTTTTGTGCCTGATGGACAGATAGTCTGGTCCGGTGGACACATAACCTGTCCAGCCATAAGTCTTTGATTTCTTTGGTTTTTATGCTACTGGACAGATTGGACATATAGTTAGAGGTGTTTCGTATGTGCAAGAAAATGTGAGGTTTTATAATTACTGTAATTACGTTGGCTGTTTTCTCACCCGCTATAGGCTCAAAGGTAGATTGCTGTCCGATCTGTCCGCGCTTCAGGATTACGCTATAAAATCAAAGGTTTAACAGGTGGACAGATGGTTTTTCGTATCTGTCCAGCATAAACCGCTTGCATGTGGCGGCAATAGGCGGCAATATTACCCAAACGCAAACGGAGGAACACCATGCATATGCCCCGCAACGGATTCGACAGCCTGGCCGCAGTGGCCCGCCTGAACGACGACAACACGTCACATCACAGGGAGCGCTGGCCGTCTCTGGATTGGGTGTGGGATGAACTGGACATGCTGCGCCGCTGGCAGGACGAGGCGGTTGATCCTGACGATCATGACGCGCTTGAGACGGAGCGGGACGCGCTGTCCGAGGCCGTCCGGCTGCTGTTGGAGCCTGAGCCGGATATGGAGCGCGTGCAGGACATTCTGATGGGGGGCTGGTGATGACCGATACTGACGAGCAAGCTGCACGCATGCGGGCCATGTGGTCTGCCGTGGCATTAACATCACTCAATGATGCAATTCGCCATGCCTCAAGGGAATCCAAAAAGAACAAAGGCCGGGCGCTGAAAACCCTTGAATTGTGGGCAAACTCGCGGGACGGTCGGGAAGTGTTCAGTCTGGCTGGTATCAACCCTGACAAGCGTACCACTGACTGCATGTTGGCATTCGCGGCCAAGGGTGTGCCACCCACAATGTCGCGCAAAAAAGGGGCGAAGCTGTGATGCCTGCACCGAAATTTCCCCAATATAAGACGGTTCCGACCGCATCGCTGATACCGTACGTACGCAACGCCCGGACTCACAGCCCCGATCAGGTTGACAAAATCGCCGCTTCGATCCGTGAATTTGGGTTTCTCAACCCGATCATCACAGACGGGCAGAGCGGCATTGTGGCGGGCCACGGGCGCGTCATGGCGGCCCAGAAGCTGGGGCTTGATACGCTGCCGACGATTGACGCAGCGCACCTGACCGAGGCGCAGCGCCGCGCTTATGTGCTGGCAGACAACCGCACGGCACTGGACGCCGGATGGGACAACGACCTGCTCAAGATCGAGTTGCAGGATCTGGACGCGGCGGGCTTTGACCTGGCGCTGACCGGGTTTGACTTGGGTGAAATATCCGCGCTGACACTGGAAGCCACCGAGGGCCTGACCGATCCCAACGCGGTGCCTGACGCGCCTGCCGTGCCCGTGACGGTTCTGGGCGACGTGTGGCTGCTGGGGCGGCATCGGCTGATGTGCGGTGACTCGACCAGCATTGACGCGGTGGAGCGGCTGATGGATGGGCAGAAGGCTGACATGGTGTTTACCGATCCGCCTTATGGAATTGACTTTAAGCCACAGCGCGGAACGCACGAAAAGATATTGAACGATGCGCTTGACGGCGCTGAGTTTGGTCAGTTCCTTGACGATGTGTTTGGTTGTGCGTTTGCCGCAATGAAGCCTGACACATATGCTTTTATTTGGACGGGGTGGCCAAAGCTGGGAGCCTTTGAGGCTTCAATCGGAAAGTTATTTAAGATTCAGGCGATGCACATATGGGTCAAAAACAACTTTGGGATCGGATACTATTCAAGGCCAAAGCATGAGCCTTTTTATCTTTGCTTGAAGGGAAAACCTGTTTATCCCTCAACAGCGCCCGCTGATGTTTGGGAGGCAAAGAAGGTTCATGAGACGGTTCATAGCTGCGAAAAGCCTGTTGATCTGATCGTTGAAATTTTGGACACATACCATAAAAATAGCCTTGTCCTCGACCTATTCGGCGGCAGCGGCTCAACCCTGATCGCCTGCGAAAAGACCGCCCGCGACTGCCGGATGATGGAACTCGACCCCAAATATTGCGACGTGATAATCCAACGCTGGCAAAATTTCACGGTCAGACCGCCACGCTTGAGGCGACGGGCCAGCCGTTCAGGGCGTAGACCCTCAGCGCAATTCAAACAGTTTCCCCATGCCGTAGGCGTCAAGCTGAGCCTCGACCGATTCCATGGC